GTGAGCTCAATGAGTTACGCCAAAAATTGTCGGATAGGATTGAGCATCTTAAGCAAAACTAGCCACGAACTTGTTGCATCATTAAGTGATGAGGAAGTTGAGGAACTGATTGCTGATTGGTCGCTTTGGGCTCGAACAGAACAATTACCGCCTCATGGAAATTGGACTACTTGGCTTTTAATGGGTGGGCGTGGCTCTGGTAAAACTCGGGCTGGGGCCGAGTGGGTTCGTGCTTTGGCCATTGGTAAAGAGCCTGTTTCGCCTATTGCTTTGGTTGGTGAAACTATTAATCAGGCTCGCTCGATTATGGTTGAGGGGGAAAGCGGGATACTTAATATTGGCACTCTTGCTGAGCGTCCTAAATTTGATCGGCAGCGCAATATTTTAATTTGGGAAAATGGGGTTGAGGCGCATCTGATGTCTGGTTCTGAACCTGAGAGATTTAGAGGCCCGCAATTTGGCGCTGCTTGGTGTGATGAAGTTGGCAAATGGCCGCAAGCTGAAAAAGCGTGGGATATGTTGCAATTTGCGCTTCGGTTGGGCAAAAAACCTCGTCAATTAGCAACTACTACGCCACGTCCAACTAAGTTGATTAAGCGTTTGCTTATTGATGAACATAGCGTTGTTACTCGCATGAAAACAGGGGAAAATGAGGCTAATTTAGCGTCTAGTTTCTTAAGCCAAATTGTTGAGCGTTATAAGGGATCTGTTTTGGGGCGGCAAGAACTGGACGGTGAATTAATCGATGATTTGCCTGACGCTTTGTGGTCTAGGCGCTTGATTGAGAGTATAAAAATAAAGCAATTACCGCCTCTTGAGCGGATAATTGTGGCGGTTGATCCGCCTGTTTCGGCAAATAAAAATTCATACGCTTGTGGGATTATTGTTGCGGCAAGTTATGGCGAAAAAGCGATTGTTATTGAGGATAAAACTATAAAGCCAGCCAAGCCGCTTGAATGGGCGGGTAAGGTGGCACAAGCCTATAAAGCGCATGATGCCGATGCCGTTGTTGCTGAAGTTAATCAGGGTGGGGATATGGTTTCGCAAATGATTAAGCAGGTCAACCCTGAAATATCTGTTATTTCTGTTCGTGCAACTCGTGGAAAATGGGTTCGGGCTGAACCTGTGGCAGCGCTTTATGCTCGCGGTTTAATTAGTCATAGGCATGGTTTAGATGAGCTTGAAGATGAAATGTGCGCCTTTGGAGTGAACGGTCTTTCTGATGGTCATTCGCCCGATAGGGTTGATGCTTTGGTGTGGGCGCTAACGGAATTAATGCTTAATAAAATGAGACCTAAAGTTCGTGGGATTTGAGTTTTTGTTTGTTTTAGTTTGGTGTTTTTACCTTTGTTATTTGTATGTTTGAACCCCCGCCGCTTTTATGTTTTTACCCCCACCCCTAGCCCCTCCCCGCGAGGGGGAGGGGGGATAATAATTTACGGAGAGAATGATGGTTTCTTGGTTAGATCGCTTTACAGGCGGACGAAAAAACTCGACTAAAAATAGTGCTACAATAGAGCAAAAAGCGCAAAGTTTTTTCACCTTTACTGATTTGGCAAATGCAAATTTTGCTTCTGGTGTTGGCTCATCTGCTAATTCTAGTTATGCGAAAAATCCTGTGATTTATCGTTGTGTTAGATTGATTGCGCAAGCGGCGGCTCGTGTTCCGTTGCAAGTTATTTTGGACGGTAAAAAGCAAAGCGAGCATAGTGCTTTAACTTTGTTAAATTGTCCTAATGCGCATAGTTCTGGGTCTGAAATTTTGGAGCGCATATATTCTTATTTGCAATTAAATGGCAATGCCTATCTTGAGGCGGTTATTGTTGACAATGAAGTTAGGGCTTTGTTTGAACTTCGCCCAGACCGTATGAAATTAATTGCAGGAAAAGACGGCTGGCCCATTGCCTATGAATATGTTGCTGGCAATAAACTTCGAAAAATTAGCCAGCTTGAAGAAATAATTCCAAAGATTTTACATCTAAAATTATTTCACCCTGACGATGATTATTATGGATCATCTCCTTTTGATGCCGCAAAATCTAGTGTTGATATTTTTGAGGCGGCAGCTAAATGGAATAAGTCATTGCTTGAAAATGGTGCTCGACCATCTGGTGCTTTGGTCTATTCGGCGGCAGGAGGCAATTTAACTTCAGATCAGTTTGAGCGCCTTAAGGGCGAACTTGAAACAAGTTTTCAAGGGGCAAATAATGCAGGCCGTCCTATGGTTTTAGAGGGTGGTCTTGATTGGAAAACTATTGCCTTAACGCCAAAAGATATGGATTTTATTGAAGCTAAAAATTCTGCTGCTCGTGATATTGCGCTCGCCTTTGGTGTGCCACCAATGTTGCTTGGTATTCCTGGAGATAATACTTACGCCAATTATGCTGAGGCTAATCGAGTTTTATGGCGGCAAAGCGTGTTGCAAATGGTTCGCCGAGTGAGCGCTAATCTTTCAAACTGGCTTGCGCCGAGCTTTGAGGGGCAGTTGCAAATCGTTCCAGATTTTAGCGTCATTGAGGCTCTGGCTGAAGACCAAACACTTTTATGGAAACGCATAGGCGAGGCTAATTTTTTAAGCGAAGAAGAAAAACGTGAGCAGTTAGGTTTAGCTGCAAAACAATGAATGGAGGACAAAATGGACGAGTTAACAAAACTGATTTCTGAACGAGGTGATTTGGCGCATTTGGCGCTTTTTTTATGGGCTAGTGGCGCTAGTGGAATGCTGTTTTGGGCTCTTAAAGAAATATCAGCATCGCACAAAAGATTTAATGAATTTGTTTCTGAAATTGCTTCGCTAAATCGTCTTTTCAAAAGGGAGAAATGAATATGAATATCCTATCAAAAACAGCGAAAACTTCTACACCTGAATCTAGTCAAGTGTTTCGCCAATTTGCTTGGAATATCGCTGGAACGCTTTCTAAAACTAGCTCTAAAAAACCACGAGCAAATTCGAAAAGAACAACAGCTAATAAAAGAACAATAGCTGCAAAAAAGGGTGCAAATAAATGAGTTTAAACTCTATTCCCATTGATGAAATGGGGCGCTTTGCTGGTTATGCTTCAGTGTTTAATCAGGTGGATCAGGGCGGTGATATTGTTATGCCCGGTGCGTTCAAAAAATCTTTGATGCAAAAAAATAAACAAGATATTCGCCTGCTTTTTCAGCACGACCCAAAAGAACCGGTTGGTATTTGGGAGCAGGTGCAAGAAGATGGTTTTGGTCTTTGGGTTCGGGGGCGATTACTGCCCGGAATTGAGAGAGCGGACGCACTAAAAAAACTCATAATTGGCGGTGCGCTTGATGGGCTTTCAATCGGCTTTAAAACGCAAAGAGCCAAAAAAGATAGAGTTACTGGATTTCGTCATCTTTACCAAGTCAAACTTTGGGAAATTTCCATTGTCACTTTCCCGATGATGGAGGGCGCAAGAATTAAACCAAGCGCTACAAATCAAGAGGGCGATGTCTCTCTTGTTCGGTCGTTAGATGCGGCCATTTCACTTTTACGCAACCAATGAAGGAAGTCCGCATTATGGATAAAACTAACGAACAATTAGAAATTAAGGCCACAACTGGCAAAGGGACTGGAGATGTGTCTGGCATGTTTAATGAATTTATGTCAGCATTTGAGGAGTTCAAACATACTAATGATGATCGCTTAAACGAATTAGAAAAACGTGGCTCTAGCGATGTTATTGTTGAGGATAAATTAACTCGTCTTAATGTAGCACTTGATGGACATAAATCTGCGCTTGATAGAGTTGTGCTTGAGCGTTCTCGCCCAAATCTTGAAGCTGGGTTTGCCTCTAACCATGCTAATGATGAATATAAAGATGCCTTTTCTGCTTACGTAAAACGAGGTGAAGAAAAAGCACTCTCGATTGGCTCTAACCCTGATGGTGGCTATCTTGTTCCTGATGAAACAGAACTTGAAATTGCTCGTTTGTTAGGTGACGTTTCGCCCATTCGTGCTATTGCTGGCAATCGAATTATTTCTTCTTCAATCTATAAGAAGCCTGTTTCTATTGCAGGCCCTGCGGTTGGTTGGGTTGGCGAAACCGATGTGCGCCCTGAAACTGCAAGCCAGACTTTAGCTGAAATTTCTTATTCAACTATGGAGCTTTATGCGATGCCTGCGGCTACTTCTTCTTTTCTTGAAGATAGTGCGGTTGATGTTGGGCAGTGGATTGCTGATGAGGTTAATCTGGCTTTTGCTGAGCAAGAAACAGCGGCTTTTATAAGTGGTGATGGTATTAATAAGCCAACTGGTTTTTTATCAGAAACTCAGGTTGCTGAAAGTGCTTGGACATGGGGTAATCTTGGTTATGTGCCAACTGGTGAGGCTGGTGATTTCCCGCTTACTAACGAGAGTGATGTGTTGATTGATTTGGTTTATGCTCTTAAATCTGGCTATCGTCAAAATGCTTCTTGGGTGATGAACCGCTCAACACAAGCCGCTATTCGTAAGTTAAAAGACGCTGATGGTAATTATATTTGGCAACCTTCATTAACACCAAATGGTCGTGCTTCTTTGTTAGGTTTTGAGTTGGTTGAGGCAGAAGATATGCCTGATATCGCCAATGATTCAACTTCCATTGCCTTTGGTGATTTTAGACGTGGATATTTGATTGTGGATCGTCGTGGTGTAAATGTGTTGCGTGATCCTTATTCATCAAAACCTTATGTTTTATTTTATACTACTAAGCGTGTTGGTGGCGGAGTTTCTGATTTTGATGCAATTAAATTGCTTAAATTTGCAGCTAGCTAATTATTAAAAGGGGGCGGGAATATCTCGTCCCTAATTTTATCTACTAAAAATAAGTGAGAACAATATGACTTCATATTTGCTTAGTGCGCCAGCACTTGAGCCAGTTACGCTTGCTCAAACGAAGGAATTTTTGCGCATTGATGAAGCGCACGAAGATGATTTTATAAATTCGCTAATTGCAGCGGCAAGAATTCATGTTGAAAGCATTACGGCTCGTGCGCTCATTTCGCAAAGCTGGCGAGTGGTGCGTGATTGTTGGCCAAGTGATAGAATAGTAAACCTGCCTGTTGCACCGCTTTTATCATTAAGCGCAATTACCACCTATGATGATGACGGCAATGTAACTGCTTTGCCTTTAGCGCAATTTTTACCTGAAACTAACATAACGCCAGCAAGGATATTCCTGCCCAAAAGCATTTCTGGGCAAGTAATTATGCGTGAAAGAGCGGCAATAGAAATTGACTATGTTGCAGGTTTTGGAGCAAGTCCGAACGATGTGCCAAACACTCTTAAACAAGCGATATTTACGCTTATTGCTTATTGGTTTGAGCATCGTGATGCAGTAATAATTGCTGGCTCTGGCGCAATAGTGCCAGCTGGTTTTGATGCGCTTATCTCACCCTATAAAAGTGTGAAATTATGAGTGCTAAAAAAATCCCTGCCATTGGCACTTTGAGAGATAAGGTGCAACTTGAGGCAAAAAACATGAATGATGATGGGGCAGGTGGGCATGTTGTGAGCTATGCTTTAATCGCAACTGTTTGGGCAAATGTTAGCCCAAGCAATGGGCGTGAAGTGCGTGAGGCCGATGCAAATAATATTGCAACTTCTCATATTGTTTTACTTAGATTTCGCAGTGATTTATCTGTTGGGGATCGCCTTATTTATCGCTCTCGAATTTTAGAAATTCTTTCAGTGAATGATTTTAATGGGCATAAAGCATATCTAAAATGCCTATGCTCTGAAATTGTGGTGGTTGGCTAATGGCACATGCAATAATTGAATTACAGACAAATTTGATTTTGGCGCTTAAAAATGATGCGCAATTAATTTCTTACTTGGGATCAGATGCGATTTTTGATGCGCCAGCGGAGCGAAAGAAAGCCCCCTTTGTGGCGATAATTCGCCATGATATAATTTCAAAAGATGGTGATGAAACGCCTACTAATGAGCATAGAATTTTGCTTCATGCTCGTCATAATCACGTTTCTCGAAAAAGTGTTTTAGAGATTGTTGATAGGGTTTTAGATGTGGCTCTAAATCAAGATCTATCTAGCGATAATTTGCATGTAACTTACGCAAATCATATCAAAACTGAAACTATGATTGATAATAAAAGCTCAACTGCTTTGGCAACTATTAGCCTTAGAATATTGAGCGAACCTATTTAACCTTACTTATAAATTTGGAGAAATAATATGAGCGCTCAAAGCGGCAAAGATATGCTGTTACGTCTTGATGAAACTGGAGCTGGTAGTTTTTTAACTGTGGCTGGGCTTCGTACTAAATCACTGGCATTTAATGCAGCTTCCATTGATATAACCGATGCTGAATCTGCTGGTCGGTGGCGAGAATTATTAGCAGGTGGTGGTATTAAAAGTGCTTCCCTTAGTGGAGCTGGAATTTTTAAGGACGAAAGCTCGGACGCTAAAATTCGTGAATTA